TGAAAATTCTGAGGGTTCACCTCGAGCACTTTATAGGATGGATGAAGTTCATTTGGTTTCGTCCATTTATCAACAGAAAATCCATATGTTGAATAAACACATAATGGGACAATTCCAGTCAATTCATCTTCTCTCTTAAACAAAGAAACAACAATATTTTTATTCAAGTGTCTCTGGTTATATTCGTGTGTTTGAATGATTTGAGGAGCTATACCTTTTTTCCTATACATTTTATCGACACATAAGTAATCGACATAATATGCGTCAAATTTGGCATCTTTAATATTTGAATTTGAATCATTATGAATAGCAATATGGATTGGACGAGTAGTCATAATTCCGACAATTTTCTTATCTTCTATCATAGTGCCTTTTTTTAAGTCCATCATAAGGTTTTCTTCGTTGTAAAAAGATATAAACGATTTTGTATTGTGTCCTGTAAAATATGGAAGTATATTTTCTGATTGAGGAGAGAAAACATTATCCTTATTTTGTAAATAATTTGACCTTATAAAATTTACTAACCGTGTTTGCTTTAATTGTGATAATTCGGAGAAAATAATCGTGTCGATATTTTTGAAATTCGTATATTTGTTTTTTCTGGTAATAAACCGGAAATTACTCCAGGCGGATTAAACATATATAATAAATTGTAAACGTGAAATACAGGTTGAACTGCCCAGAAGCCGTATTTGAGTCTAATATAAATGTAAATAATAATTATTGTTAATGTAGTGAAAAATAATATATATGATAAGTATTCAATCATATTATTTGAGAAGTTAATATTTTGTTTTATATAACTTATTTATTAAGATTTAACTTGGTTTAACAAGTATATATAAATATTGGTTTTCATAAGCACAATTAACCAAGTCAATTTTGCCTTGTAAAATAAAGCCGCATTGTTGCGCTATCGTCAAAATATCTTGTGTATCTTCCATATACAATTTTTGCTCTTGTTTGCGGACATTTCCATTATTAAATTTAAATTTTTCATCAAACGTAGAAATATTAGCATCCTTATCAAAATTAAATTCGGAATTATAAACAAAATCATTAAACGTGATTTTAGTAGTGGTAATTCGTTGTTTGGCATATTTTTGAGGGGATACAATGTATAATGGATTGCCTGGTGGTAAAATTGGGTCAAATTTCTCTCTATCTACTAAATGTACAACCAAATAACCGCCCGGCATTAACCAGTCCATACAATTATCAAAAAACTTTCTCTTGTCAGGGAAATAATAAATGGTAAAATACAAACAAAGAATATGTGTGAAAATATTTGGGTTAAATTGCGTGTTATCAAGAGCATTCCCAACAGAAAAATCGCGACCAGGGTAATTCTCCTTTGCTTTTTGAATCATTGAGGGAGAAATATCAATACCCAAAACCTTTAAATTTTTCTGACTTAGACTGTCAACGTGATGACCTGTTCCACAACCAACATCAAGTATCACGCTGGTTCCATCAGCACTCGTTTTATTAACAATTTCACCAATCTCATAAGAGTTTTTAATATTATTAAACACTAAATAATCATAAATATTGGCATAAAAATCATCATATACTTCGTCGCCTGATTTAAATAAAAATTTATCTTGGATATCGAAACCTTCTATCCCTGATTTTGGTATTTCAATAGATTTAAAAAACACAATTGTAATAAGTAGTAAAGCAATAAACACTAACACCTTGCCAAAATTTGACATTTTACAATAAATATTTGTAATTGATTTTATTGGACCTATATTTTTCATCTATATGTATTGTTGTTATTTTTTTTGTATAATTTTTATTATATGTCCGATTCAGAAATTAATGATATAAGAGGAGCCGGAGATTTTAAAGGTGTAACCTTTTCTAATTTTAAAAAAACAGATGTAAGAAAAGAATTGCTAAATAGTTTAACAAATGCTAAAATAGAACCAGCATGTTATTGGAGTGCAGAACTAATTTGCGCCGGACATTATGGTGAATTATGGGAAATCATCTTATTTTTTTATAGCAAATACATACATTTAGGCAATCCTAAAATAGCTATTTATTTAGAACTGAGAATCAATAATTTTAAGGATATTATTAATAACGGGTACACTAATAATGAATTGCGATTAAGAAATAGTGACAAAATGCGTCGCCTGTTTTGTGAAATAATGTGTATTTTATGTGATGCTAAAAGGAAACACAGTTTTGACAATATTAAAATAAGAAAAGAGGATTTTGATATGACGCAAATGACAGACCGCTTTAAAGCACCGAATGTTAAATACGCAGAAGATGTGTTTTTAAAAGAAGATCCAAAGGAACTGTTTGTTTCTATAAACGAATTAGCTTATAATATATCAAGCGATGGCAAAAATATTATTAATGCTTGTTATTGGATTGAATGGATTATTGAATTCGAAACAGTTTGTAAAAATAGAAAGGAAAAATGTAGATGTGAGAGAAGACCGCAAATCCCGGTTGATAGTAAAAGTCAAATGGATATAATATGGATAGTTTGGGATGTGTTTTTAAAAGAAGCAAACAAAAGATCTAAATTAATAGTTAAGATTGTTAATGCTTTGTTAAGTTTATTTACATTAAAATATACGAGCGGGTGTAATAAAAAACGCAAATACATATTGTATTTTGTTGTTTCACTTTTATGCGAAAATATTACTGTTGATGATGAAATTATAAGAAAAACACAACAAGAAATTGTCACAAATGTATTGTCAAAAATTGATATGGTATATAAGCAAATTAAAAAAAATGAAGTGTCTCCTGGCACAGATTATTTGTTTAAGAATTTGAAATCATCAAATTTAGAAAAGACAATAGAAAAATTAGATAAACTAAATTCTTTTGGAGATACATTTATACCAAGAATATAATTTTAAAATACTCATAAAATATATAAAATATATAAAATGGTAAAAACTTTTAGAAGAAGGTCGTCAAACGCATATTCGCGTAAAAATAGAAATGCTGGTTCTGCTATGTCAGCGTTTCAAAAACAAATCACCGTTGTATTTTTAGAAATGCTAATGATGATTAAACTATTTCACTGGAAAACACATAGTTACGCAACTCATAAAGCAACAGACGGATTATATGATGATTTAAATGAACACATTGACAAATTTATTGAAGTGCTTTTAGGTAAAACCGGTTCCAGAATCGATTTAATGAGCAAAAAAACAATTTCTTTAATCGATTTGAATTCTCAAGAAAGTTTGAAATCAAAAATAATGTCGATTAAGAGCTATTTGGTTGGTTTAGATAACAACAAAGCCTTAAGTACAATGAGTAATTCAGACTTATTTAATATTCGAGACGAAATACTCGGAGACCTGAATAAGTTCTTATATTTATTGACATTTAAATAATGCGCGATTTATAATAAAATAATATATGTATTTTTATTATAATGAGTTCTTCTAACAGTTTGTCAAATACAATTTTACAATCTAGCGACAATTCAATGCCCGAAATGCCAGATATTTTTTCAACTAACACAACACCTGATGTATCATCTGATAGTGGAACCGGATTTTTTGAAGGATTACAAAATATAAGCCCATTTATTTGGATATTAATAATATTAATTTTAGCCTTTTTAGGTTTTAACATTTTTGTTTATTTAGCAAAAGGCACTGAAACAATAAATAGTGTTTTTAGTCCAATAATTAATATGTTTTCTGGGATTTTCGGCGATACAGTTGGTCAAGTTGTAGATGTAAGCGCAGAGGGAACAAAAAAGATCGTTAATACTACAGCGGGAGCAATTGACGCAGGTTTATCAGAAGTGCAAAAAATTACACCCAATAAGGCAAGTTCAAGTGTTCCCTCTGTTCCGGTTACTAAAAATCAACCCGATGTAATGTCTAATAATAGCTTGAATAAAGCACTAAACACTTCTCAGTCTTCACAAAACCCAAACAATGAATATCAAGCGGATGAAGCAAGTAGTAGCATTCAGAGCGGACCGCCAAAGTCAGGTTGGTGTTATATTGGAGAAGACCGCGGATTCAGGACTTGCGCGGAAGTAGGACCCAATGATAAATGTATATCTGGCGACATATTCCCGAGCCAAGATTTATGCGTTAACCCCAGTTTGAGAGCATAAAATATTAAATTATATTTTAATTTTTAATATTTTAAACGTTTAATGTAAATTGTAAAACACATAATCCGTTACCACCATTACCACCAGGAGCAGCACCATAATCAGGAGGCACGGTTCCATTTTGCGCCCCACTACCGCCTCCACCACCGCCTCCATATGTGCCGTTAGAACCAGTACTTCCATCAGAGTTAGCACCAGTTCCTCCATAAAGTGAACCTCCAACGCCACCTACAAATCCTGTACCTCCGGGTGTTCCACCACCATCACCACCACCTGCAGTTGCAATTGAACCAGATGTTACATCATAAGCGACACCTCCTCCTCCTCCACCAGCGACATTTCCAGAAGAACCAGGTGCGGGTCCTGCTCCATTAGCACCTCCACCACCACCTCCACCACCATATAAACTTCCTGAATTTATACCTACACCGCCATCCCCACCAGAATATGATGGAACATCTCCTGGTTCAGAAACTGCACCTCCATTTGTTCCAGAACCACCTCCATCACCACCTTGAGACGCTTGTCCTCCTTGCCCTCCTAATGCGGTATATGTTGTAGCAAGAATTAAACTAGATGGGTTTCCATTTCCTCCGTTGCCACCACTACCGCCTATTGGTGGTCCACCGTTTCCACCATTTCCAATATTAATATTATAAATAACATTATTTGTATAATTATTTGTTGTAAAAGCATTTGTTTGAGCACCACCACCACCACCACCACCTTTTATAGTTGTATTATATGTATTTGAACCACCACTACCACCACCACCACCACCAACTAATATAACACTTATTGAATTATTAACAGAATCTTGACAGAAAAATTGTATTGTTCCTGACGTATAATAAACTACTGTATATATCTCAGTTGATGGATCATATGTTTGACTACCATTTGTTACTATAATATATGGAGTATTTAAAATGCTAACAGTATTAGATGGTCCAGATTCAATTGTTGTACTAAGTGCTGTAATATAAAAATAATTATTTTCACAATTCACCAAAACATTGTAACTTGTAGTTGGATAAGGAACATTTGATATTAATTGACCATTTTCATAAATATTAAAACTACTAATAGGAATACAAGTATTAAAATTAAATGACCATGATAAAGTAGCTATATTATTACTGACATCAACTATTAAATATGGAGCATCAGGTTTAACAGCACTAACAAGACCTTTATATCCTTCTGGCCATTTGGTGCCACTTGTAGGCATAGTCAGATTTTGTCTTGGATACCAAGTATCAAGTTTAGAATTCCAGCATAAATCTATAATAGGACCAGGAACATCCGAAGAAGAAGTAGAATAACACTCTAAAACTGTGGTTGTCTCAATTACTTCATCTGTGCAAGGATTAACAACCGTATTGCAGAGTAAACTTCCACCCTCCTTGATTATATTACTCGGGCAGCCATTTGGCGCAGGTATATTAAAATTAAGTGGTCCAGGAATATAAGTTGTCACACCATTTGTAGGCACATTGATAAAGTTAACTTGCTTCAAATTAGACGTGTTTGGATTCGTATAGGTTTGAGTCTGCGTGGCATATGATTTTGTTCTATTTGTCCACATACCCTTACAAATTTGTGAATATCTTTGAGATTTTGTTAAATTTGAAGTATTTTTTTTATATTGTAAAATATTACCTTTGTACAGCAATTTATTGTAATAATCTGCTTCCAAAAGTGACGTTGTTTTACCGGTTAAAGGAGAAAAAACAGAATTATATGAACTATCGAGTGTAAATGTAAAAGGATGTTGAACCCGAGACCATACTCTTGTAGGTTTAGGATTATATGACATTTATATATAGATTATTTATTAATTATAATTAAATAATTAATAAATTTTAGAATAGACTTTTTCCTTTATTGTAGACTTGGGTTATATGCGTCACCAGCTCCAGAAAAGTACCATCTTAAAGATAAATAGTTAGTAAGCTTATCACTCATTCCATTAGCGCCTATCATTGTAGTATTGGGACCACCATTAACTATTCTTTGTATTTCGGCAGTTCCTAAAGCATAGTCATAATACCACAAATTAGAAACATTTCCGTCGAAACCACCATTTAGACCAACAAAAACATCACCGTAATTTTGTTTTGGTACACCCATTAAATTAATACTTCTAACAATAGTTCCGTTGGCATAAACATCCAGTGTGGTATTTTTACATCTGATAATAACATTGAACCATTTATTAATTGGAACATCTGGGACAATTATTTCTTCGTTAATAACGTTATATGTATTCATCATAACAACAAGATTATTTTTAAATGGTGTTAAATACAACCCAGGTGCATTATTCGGAAAAACTAAACCATTTGTTTCTAAATTACTATTCCCTTTGGAAAAAATGTGTTTATATTGACCTTCAAGATATTGCATACTATTAATAAAAATCCATACAGACCAACTAAATTCAATACCGCCGCTGGAATTAACAGACCTATAAATAGTAACAGCACCATTACTACTTGGGTCTTGAGGAAAGACAATTAATTGTTTAGCATCGACCATTCCATTAATCAATTGTGGTGAGCTTGTAGGAGTTAAAAAATATGATATAGTTGAAACACCAATTCTT